GTGGCATGGCAGCGGCCAGACATGTTGCCTCAGTAATCATGGTGACTGCTGCTGTATCCAAATGAGACGTCCTCCATTGACCGAAAAATTTATTACTCTCCACACGCAGATTTTGCAACGTCTTAGCGGAGAAAGGCATAAATAACACATTCCTCCTCAAATGCCAAAAAAGCTCATAATCAATATATTCTAGTTTGACACCAGAATCCTTCTTATTCATGAAGCTTACAACTTTATACGATCGCCGATCATTCTCATCATAGCCGTCATTTCTTATGCCGTACCTAGCTGAGGGCCCACCATAGGCCGGTTTCAGCACTGTATCAACCGTAAGATGACAGTTTTTGACTCCATCAATGACGACAGTCTTCCAAGTGGCATTAACATGCGCCATGCTGGGACAAATGTCACCAACAAAATCGCGTATTTCCTCAGTCTGACAACTACTGTCGACTGTGGACGCATTATATTGACAATCAAAATCTACATGGTTGTTCTCACACTGCGTTCCCATGTCAAGGCATTCAAACCCTTCCTCGACAACAAAAAGTGCAGCTAAACGCTTCTGTATTTCTTCATCAGTAGCATTCTCCACATGGCACTTCCAATCTACTTTAGTGGGATCAGACGTGCAATGCAAAACAACCTCAATTTCCGAACTGTAAACATTCTGGATAGTAATTTGCAATTTTTCATTAGGATTAATCAATCTGAACGGATTCCAACTTTGCAACCACTCCTTGTCCAAATAGTGCCTGCACGGTTTCTTTAAATGGTAATCCAGAGGTATCCCAAACTCGTCTAGCTTTGGCAAACTCAGACCCTGTGGCAGCAAGAGCCCAAAGTCCATAACGTTTGGCGTCATGTTTGAGACCTCTACCTCTGCGCGTTGGTTTGGAAGTAGAACTAAAACACGAACTAACTGACACTCTTCCTTGCTCATCTCTGAGCTGGAAGAATCTTCTAACAATCCCTCTAAGAGGGCCTTCTTCTGTACATCTGTCAAGCCAGTCTTGATGATTTTCTCCGAATTCAATCTTGGGAGATCTCCGTATGACAGCGATCGCTTCATTAGCAACCTTGTTGGAGAGTCTACCCCACTCACTTCTTCTATCAACTCTAGCTCCGAAAGCGAGTATCTCAAAGTGGGCCCTTGAGACGACTGGGATGATTCTGACAACCCACTCGTCGAAGCTCGCCTGATGACCACGCTTGGCTCTAAAGGAGCTGATAACAAGTCTGGCTGCTGCTGT